GCATATACACGCGTATAGGGGCTTTCGGGTGCTTGAGAACGCACCCAAGAACAGGTGCGTGGGCTGCTCATGAGTGCTCCCGATATCCCTGAAACCCAATCGTTAAATTATCAGAAAATAACAGTTGTGCTCAGTTCGCATTGTACGCTACTGTACACTCAGACAAGTCCAATCGAAAGCTCGGGAATTCCTCCCGGGCTTTCTTTTTGCCCGAAGGAGTACCTCTCATGCCCTACAAGCCCAAGCGACCGTGCAGCCATCCGGGTTGTCCTAATCTCACCGATGGGCGGTACTGTGAGGAGCATGCGAAAGAGGCGGCGAGAACCTACGAACGTTATCAACGGGATCCGGAAACCGGCAGACGATATGGATCGGCTTGGAGGAAGGCTCGGAAACAGTTCCTGGATGGGCATCCCTTCTGTGAGCTGTGTCGCAGGCAGGGAAGACTGACACGAGCGACGGTTGCCCATCATATCACTGCCACTAGATATGGTGGTACGGATGACGAGGAGAACCTCATGGCACTATGCAATAGGTGCCACTCGGCCCTCCACGGGCGTCAAAAGGACCGATGGAAAGGTTAAAAGGTTACTACTGGTGGTGTATACCATAGGGTATTGTCAATCTCTACACCATATATGGTGTACAACGGGCAGGGGCAATCACGCGTAAAAATTGGAATTCAAACGGGGGATTGACCCCCTCATCATACGAAGGCGGTGCAACATGGCAAAAGACGGTACCAACCGTGGTGGTGCCCGCGTCGGTGCAGGGCGCAAACCCAAGGCTCTCTCAGAGAAAATCCACGAAGGCAGAGCTGCCAGCGTGGTGCAACAGCCTGAGGCTGCCGAGCTCGAAGGCGCACATATGCCACCGGTAAAGTATTACATGACAGTCACTCAGAAGAGTGGCATTGAACTCGATGCTGAAGAGGTCTTCCAGGAGACATGGGATTGGCTCAAGACTATGCGCTGTGAAAAATTAGTCAGCAGCCAGATCATCCACCAATATGCGATGGCAGTGGCGCGCTGGATCCAGTGCGAGATGGCCGTCAGCGAGTATGGCTTCCTCGCAAAGCACCCTACCACAGGGGCGGCGATAGCCTCACCGTACGTGGCGATGAGCCGTGAATACATGAAGCAAACCAACCAGATCTGGTATCAGATCTTCCAGATCGTGAAGGAGAACAATGCCACTTCATACCAAGGAGCGAACCCTCAGGATGACCTGATGGAACGGCTACTCACTTCTAGGCGTAGCCGCTAGGAAATCAAACAATCAAAGGAATTCAAACATGAAGAACTACCTCACATCCGAGAGTGTCTGCTGCGGACATCCAGATAAGCTGTGCGACTACATCGCCGACTCGATTCTTGATGCTTGCCTTTCCATCGACGAGTACTCGCGCGTGGCTTGCGAGGTCATGGCGACCAAGGGCAGGATCATCGTCGCTGGTGAGATCACCAGCCGCACCAAGGTCAACATACGCCAAATCGTACGGACCGCCCTTGCCGAGCGTGGCTACAATCCCAAGGAATTCACCATCAGCGTGTTCCTCCACAACCAGAGTTCGGACATTGCAGGCGGCGTCGATACAGCCCTAGAGATCAGGGATGCCGAGGGTAATCAGGACGAACTAGGAGCCGGGGATCAGGGCACGGTGTATGGCTATGCAACCGACGAGACGCCTACATTCCTCCCGCTACCGCTCGAGCTTTCCCATCGCATCTGCCGCACCCTGGATGAGCAGCGCAAGAACGGCACTATCATGGGAATCCGTAGCGACGGTAAAGCCCAGGTCTCGGTAGAGTACGAGGATGGTAAGCCTACACGCGTGGCTGCGATCATCGTCTCGGTCCAGCATGATCGTGACAAGAACTTGGATACCCTCAAGGGAGAAATCATCAAACAGGTGCTCTACCCTGCTTGTAGCGATTTCCCCCTCGATGCGCACACCCGCATCCTTATCAATCCATCGGGTCGGTTCGTCGAGGGAGGCCCTGCTGCCGACACTGGCCTCACAGGCCGCAAGATCATGGTCGACACCTACGGAGGTCTTGCTCTGCATGGAGGAGGCGCTTTCAGCGGTAAGGATACGACGAAGGTGGATCGTAGCGGAGCCTACATGGCACGCATGATTGCCAAGAACATCGTGGCAGCAGAGTTGGCCAGTAGATGTGAAGTCGCCATTTCCTATGCCATCGGCAAAGCCGAACCGGTTGCACTAAATGTACACACCTTCGCTACAGGAAAGTTCTACGATGAGCAGCTCGCCGAAGCTGTTCGCCGGGTGTTCAGCCTTAAGCCGAGCGACATCATCGATCAGCTGGGACTACGTAGTCCTGTATACAACCTCACCTCCTGCTATGGCCATTTCGGTAATGCGCTGTTTGCATGGGAACAGGTGAGCGAGCGGTATATAGAGGCGCTCAAGGGAGAACTGAATCATGACCATTGAACAGAAACACATCGATGAGCTGCTGCCTGCAGACTACAACCAACGCAGGAAACAAGAGAACAAAGAGGAAGAACATGCGCATAGATTTCAGCTGTGAAACCTGTGGCAAATCCAGCTCGAGAAAGTATGCGCAAGGAAGAATACCTTCTCACTTTTTTTGCTCGGTCCAATGCCAGAATGAATGGCAGAAGACAAGAGAAGACATCATTCAAAAGAATAAAGATCCTGAATTTCGGAAAAAGGTGAGCTCCGGGCTTAAGCGGAGGAAGCTGAAACTTGGAGACAATTACCATTCCATGGAAACAAAACGGAAAATTGGTAGAGCCACACTCCTGCACTGGGAGAATTATGATGATGCAACAAAAACTCGGCTTCTTGGCATCCTTCGCTCGAATGCCAGGCATAAGAGGACACATGGTCCATACGACTATGATTGGCAAAAACTCAGTTCCGAATTGAGGAGAGGTTCCTCATGCATCCGATGCGGAGGCTCTGAGAACTTATGTGTACATCATATTGTTCCGGCTTCCGAATCAGGAACGAGGAAAGAAGAAAACCTGGTAGTTCTCTGTGACTCGTGCCACGGAATTGTCGACCAACAGCAGAAGAAGCTAGTCACACTATTAGGCGATTGGGAAATCGTTCATTTACTCGTTGCAGAAAGGTTGGGGAAAATAATATGAGAATCCAAAAGATGAGACTGTCGGAGCTGAATCCGGCAACATACAACCCACGCAAAGCGCTCAAAAGCGGAGATCCTGAGTATGAGAAACTCAAGCGATCATTGGAACAGTTCGGCTACGTCGAACTCATCGTGGTCAATATCGCCAACGACAATACCGTCATATCCGGCCACCAACGGCTGAATGTTCTTAAAGACATGGGAGTAGCTGAAGAGGACTGCATCTTAGTCGAACTAGATACCGACAAAGAGAAAGCCCTCAATATAGCCATGAACAAGATCAGCGGCGAGTGGGACAAGGACAAACTGGCCTTGCTCATCACCGAGTTGCAAGGTGAGGATTTCGACATCTCGCTCACCGGTTTCGACCCGGCTGAGATCGACGACCTGTTCAAGGATGCGCTTGCCGACGGGGTACATGACGATGACTTTGATGTGAATGCCGAGCTCGAGAAGCCCGCGATCACCAAAGCTGGGGACCTGTGGAAACTGGGAAGACACCGCCTGGTATGCGGGGACAGCACCAAGGCAGAGACATTCGAGCTGCTCATGGCAGGCTCCAAAGCAAACCTGGTGGTCACCGACCCACCGTACAACGTCAACTATGAGGGCTCGGCCGGCAAGATCAAGAATGACAATATGGCAAACGAGGCCTTCGCCCAGTTCCTGCTCGATGCCTTCACCAATACTGCATCCCATATGGCAGACGATGCCTCAATCTACGTGTTCCATGCCGATACCGAGGGGCTGAACTTCCGCAAGGCCTTCAGCGAGGCGGGCTTCTACCTCTCGGGTACCTGCATCTGGAAGAAGCAGTCGCTGGTGCTCGGTCGCTCGCCCTATCAGTGGCAGCACGAACCGGTGCTCTTCGGATGGAAGAAGAAGGGCAAGCACCAGTGGTACACCGGGCGTAAGGAATCGACCATCTGGGAATTCGACAAGCCCAAGCGCAACGGCGAGCATCCGACGATGAAGCCAGTGGCCCTGATCGCGTATCCGATCATGAACTCGTCGATGAGCAATACGCTGGTGCTTGATCCGTTCGGCGGTAGTGGTAGCACGCTGGTCGCCTGTGAGCAGACCGAACGGAGCTGCGCCACCATCGAGCTGGATGAGAAGTACTGCGACGTCATCGTCAAACGCTATATCGAGCTTGTCGGATCCTCAGCCGGGGTCATCGTGCAGCGCGACGGACTGGATTACTCCTACGAGGAAGTCGCCACCGAGGGGGCACAGGATGGATGAAATCACCCTGATCACCACTCTCGCGGTATGCCTGTTCGGATCGGGAGGCATCGTGCTGTGGCTGCTCAACCGACTGGCAAAACGGAGCGACGACCGACTGGGGTATGCGAAGGACCTCAAGGAGATCAAGACCACCATCACCAAGATCCAGATGGGCTTGGTCATGGCACTGGAGAACGACAAGGTCATCTTCAAGTCGCTGAGGACCCATGAGATCAACGGGGAGAGTGAGGAGCAGGAGAAGAAGATGGACGATTATTTTCTGTCGCTGCTTGGCAGCAAGGGGGAGCGGGGATGACATTGAGTGCAATATTGCTCGCTTTCGCCGCATTCCTGGGTCTGGTGATGGAACTGTACAAAAAAGGCCTTCGCCGTGACAGGGCAAGCGAGAACGAGATCAAGCTGATCGCCCTCGCCTGCTCGGCGCTCCTGGGATATGTGACATTCCACATCGTTGCGGGAACAGGCGTCGACGGAGGGCTGAACAACACACCCTACCTGGTGGTCCTGTACACGGTTGCGATCTATCTGCTGCAGCTTCCTGCGTGCATGGCGTTCTGGAAACCACTGGTCAAAAAGTTCATGGAGAGAAAAGTCGATGAATGAAATCATGCAGATGCTGATCCTCATCATCCTGGGATTGCTGGGGATCACACGGTTGCAAGCACACAAGACCAAGGACCTGAAAAAGGATATCCAACAAGCCCAGGATATGGTGAAGAAACGAGAACAGCAATTGGAGAAGATCGATGAAGTACAGCAGAAGCTCACCACCATCACCCAAGAAAAACCTCCTGAAAAGATCGAACCTCCTGAAAGCGGTGACTCTGCTGGCCGTCTTGATCGTCTCAACCGGCTGCACGAGCGTGCCAACAGTAGAGGAGAATGACCCGTATCGCCAGGTTCTGGTCTCGATGGCACCTAAGGCTCCGACGATCCCAGTCTTCCCCACCCTGAACTGGACATACCAGAATGGATTGTACTGCATATCGGAGACGGATGCCGACAAGCTTCTGGACCATGGAGAGAACGAACTGCCGCTTTTCGCTCACCGCTACGAGCAATACCTGCGCCAGATCGGCCTTATCTTGGAGGCGTTGTCAAAACCTTAGGGTACGGGACTTGCTATTAGTGAAAACCTAGGCAATCAATGCAGCCTGACAAGGAGGGTACACCATGGATGAGATGAACAAGAAACGAATTGAGGTACTCAAACTCCAATACCCAAAGGGATGTACGGTTGAGCTGGTGCACATGGATGATGAGCAAGCCCCACCCAAGGGGACCAAGGGAGTCGTGATCCAGGTGGACGACATTGGGACCATGCACGTTGCCTGGGAGACCGGCTCGACTTTGGGAGTGGTACCGGGGGTCGATATGGTGAGACACCTGGACGAAGAAATACCTACAAAATAGTGTATCTTATTTGCATATATACACTTGCTATATATCCCTCTTTGAGTGATTACTACAGTACAAAGAAAAACACACCAAAGGGAGGTAGACGGCATGGAAAATACAACACGGTTCGGAATCGAGATCGAGATGACAGGCATCACCCGCAAGGACGCAGCCCTGGCTGCCCAGACGGTCCTCGGTGGAGAGCTGCTCTACGGGGGCTCCTACTACGACACCTACGAACTGAAGACCTTCGATGGCCGCACATGGAAGTTCACCTACGATGGTAGCATCCGGTGCGAAACCAAGACGCGAGGGATCAAACAGAGTGCATCGCGCCTGTACAGCGTCGAGCTGGTCAGCCCGATCCTCACCTACGAAGAGGACATCGAGAACCTGCAGGAGGTCATCAGGGCACTGAGGAAGGCCGGAGCCTTCACCAACAACTCATGCGGCATTCACATCCACCTTGATGGTGCGGCGCACACACCGCGCTCGATCAGAAACTTCGTGAACATCATCTACGCCCGAAACGACCTGTTCTACAAGGCCCTCGGCATAGAGGCTTCACGGGCACGGTACTGCAAGAGGATGGACG